CTCCAGGCTGGTGATGTAGCCGCCGTCGGCGCTGAGGCTGTGCTGCACATTGCCGCCGTACCAGATGATCGCGTCTATCTCCGTCTTCACGCCCTGCAGGGTGTAGGTCAGCTCCGGGATCAGGTCCGCCCGGCCTCTGGCGAGCACGTAGCTGAGCGTGGCGCTGCCACGCTGCAGGCGGTTCCACTCGGCGCGGGCAGCGCGCAGGGCGCTCTGGCGGTCGCTGTAGGTGTGGCGCAGGTCCTTGAGGTTGTCGCCCTTGGCACCGGCGATGGCCTCTTGCTTCTTCGCGCTGTTCACGTCGTAGAAGTACGCGCGCACGCCGTCGTAGCTGTCGCGGTCGGCCTGCAGGTAGCGGTGCTGGTCGCCATCCTGGCGGGTGAGGATGATGTGCGGCAGCGCCAGGCCGCTGGCAGTCTTGCCGCCGCCGGCCGGCAGGCAGAGCAGGCAGCCGGCTTTCACGGTGGCCACCGCATCGAAGTCCTCGCCCAGGCGTGTCAGCAGGTTGGCGTCGGACTCGTTGGCCTGGTCTAGCTGCAGGATCGGCAGGCCCGCCAGCGCCGGCGCGAGCACCGGCTTCAGGTTATTGCCGAGGGCAATGTCGGTGAGCACGTCGCCCAACGTCTTTGGGCTGCTCCAGCTGCGCTCGCGCTTGACCTTCAGTCCCTTGCGCAGGTCTGCCGAGCGGGCGCGGATGCTGAGCACGTCCGGCGCGCCGCTGTGCTCGGTTTCGTCGACGGTGTAACTGCCCTTGTCGACCAGTCCGCTGTCACTCCAGCCCAGCCAGAGGTGCAGCACGGCGCCGCGCGGGGGGATCGCGAGCAGCCCGTCATGATCGCTGAGTGTCACGCTCAACTGATCGGCCTCGATGCCGCGATTGTCGGTCAGGTCCAGGGCGATCAGTCGTGGGCTGATGAGCTGGGCGATGTCGTTGCCGTCGACCGTGAGCCGGAACACCGGCACCGGGTAGCCGGCGTCGCGCTGCAGCTGGTCGACGGCGCTGGTCAGGTAGCCCGATACGCGGGCGAGGGCGGCATCGATCACAGGATGCGTCTCAGCAGGTTGCCGGCGGTACCGAGGACCGAGCCGAGCAGATCGGTGCGGCCGTCGTCGATGCGCTTGAGCTCGAGGGAGAACTCGATCCGCCGCGGGGTGCCGTCGGCGAAGAAGAGTGTCCGCGTCTCGGTGACACGCTCGATCACCCACAGGCCGTAGATGCGTCCGGTGCCCTCGACCATGGGCCAGGCCGACCCGGTGTCAGCCATCTGCCGCAGCACGTCCAGGCTCAACGCGCTGCCGGCCAGCTCCGGCAGCAGCACGCCGGGCAGGGTGATCGTGTCGTCGCCGCGACCGACGAACTGGCGCGCCGGCTGGGCACCGATGCGGCTGCTGCTGGCGTGTCGCCACTCGGTCTGCCGCTGGAACTCTTGATAGGCCAGCGTGTGCAGGCTGAAGACGAACATCCCGAGGGACAGCATCATGGTGGTTACTCCCGGTCCTGCAGGCGGGCGCGCAGGCGCGCCGCCTTGTTGCGTTCGCGCTCGTCCAGCAGTTGGCTGAGCGTGCGTTTCAGGTCTGCGGCGTCGCTGCCCGCGCCGGCCTGGATGGTGATGTAGTAGGTGTCGCCGCCGATGCTGACTGCCGCTGGCGCCGAGCTGACCGGGGGACGGTTGTCGATTGTGATGGCCTGCGCTGGGGCGCTGGCGCCGAGCACCAGGGCACCGATGGCGCCGGCGCTCTTGCCCAGGTCGCCCAGCATGGCCAGCAACGGCTGCTCGAACATCGGCGAGCGTTGCCGCTGGGCCGCGACCAGTTCGGTCACCACTGCCGGCGGGGTGATCGTAGAGCGGGTGCCTCGGGTCAGCTCACTGTCCAGGCCGGCAACAGCCTGGCGCCCTGCGTTGACCAGGCCCTGGCCGATACGTGCAATCACGCTCAGCGGGCCGGCCTGGCCGGTGCCGAGGCCCTGGGCCAGTCCAGCCATGGTGAACCCGCCCAGATCGGCGAACACCCGCGACGGTGAATGGATGCCGAGCTTGTCCTTGAACCAGTCGATCGCGGCGCCACCGACGCGCTGGACCGCGCGCTTGATCTGCCCGATGCCGGCGAGCAGGCCGTTCACCAGACCCTGGACGATCATGTTGCCGAAATCGGTGAAGCGTGCCGGTAGATCGATGCCCAGGTAGCCCAGGACGCCGGAGAACGCACGGTAGATCAGACCGAGGGGGCTGAAATTCATCAGGGTTGAAAGAATGCCCCCGATGCCGCCGTCGAAACCTGCCTTGATCTCTTCCCACAGCCCCAGCAGGTACGCCTTGACGGCGTCCCAGTTGCGATAGATCAGGTACGCGGCGCCGGCCAGCACCGCCACGACGGCAGCAATTGCCAGGACCACCGGGTTGGCGGCCAGACCCCACAGCGCGATGCTCACGACGCGCAGGGCGGTCACCAGCGGGCCGATCAACAGGCCGGCCAGCATGCGGATCGGTGCGAACAGCAATTTCAGCAGGCCGATCAGACCGGGCAGGCGAATGCCGATGGTGCTGAGCATGAAACGGACCGCGATCATCGGGCCGAGGATGCCGGCGAGGGTGATGGCCAGGCTGCCGACGGTGGCCATCAGCGCTGAGAACGCGGCGACGGTGATGACGATGCCCTTGCTGACTTGCGGGTTGGCCTTCAGGAACTCGCCGACGTTGTGCAGCAAGTGACTGATGTCCTTGGCAAGTTCGCGCAGCCAGGGGCTGTTCTTGTCGAACAACTCGACCGAAATGTTTTCCAGGGCGGCATGCAACATAGTCATGTCGCCCTTGAGGTTGTCCAACTGGGTGGACGCGACCCGGGCAGCCTCGCCCTCGGAGTTATCCAGGCTGCCACGCATCGATTGGAACTGGCCGCTTTCCACCGCTCGCATCAGTGTGCCGAAGGCGGTAACGGCATACTGCCCGGCGATGTCCTTGTAGATGGCGCCACGCTGGATGTTTCCCATCTTCTTCGTTTTGTCGTTGATGTCCTTGAGGATGTCCAGCATGTCGCGCATGTTGCCGTTGGCGTCCTGGGTCTTCACGCCCAGTTGGGCCACGGCCTTGGAAAGACCGAGACGAGTGAGCACCGAGCGCATTGAGGTGCCGGCCTGGCTTCCTTGTACGCCTGCGTTACCGAGCAGAGCCGTCGCGGCAGTCACGGTTTCCAAGCTCTGGCCATACTCACGACCGACGCCGGCGGAATACTTCAGCGAGTCGCCGAGCATGCGGATGTCGACGTTGTTCCGGGTGAATGCCGCAGTCAGCACGTCGGCCACCTGGTCCATCTTCTCGGCTGGAATACCCATGGCCGTCTGGATGTTCGAGGCGATGTCGGCGCTGGCGCCAAGGTCCATATCGCCCGCGGCGGCCAGGTTGAGCATGCCGGGCATTGCGCCGAGGATCTGCTTCGCGTTGTAGCCGGTGCGACCCAAGAAGTACTGACCTTCGGCGACTTCCTTGTCTGTGAACTTGCTGGACAGCGGCAGGGTGCGGGCCTGTTGCCGCAGCGCCTGCATCTGCGGATCGTCCTTGCGCTCGATGCGGGTCACCGCCTGGGTGGCCGACATCGTTGCGTCGAACTCGTAGCCCACGCCGAGCATCTGCCGCAGCTTGTCGCCGGTGTACATGCCCGTCGCGCGCGCCGCCATGCCGGTGCCGGCCAGCGCGGCAGCGCTCTGGATGCCACGGCTGTAGGTGTTGCGGGCTTGGGTTAGGCGATCCTGCTGCTGGCTGAGGTTGCGTAAGCGCTGCGCCTGGCTGTTGATGGCGCCATTGGCCGCCTGGATCTGCGCCCGCAGGTCGCGCTCATGCTCGCCGAGGTTGTGCGTGCTGATGCCGGCGTTGCTGAGGCGCGTGCGCAGTTGCTGCAGGGCTTGGCTCTGCTGCAGGTGCTGCTGCTTGAGGAAACCGGCTTCACGGATGGCCCGGTTGTAGTCGCGGGTGAGCGCACGGGTGGGGTTGCCGGCGGCAGCCATCTGCTGGGCTAGCGCTTTCACTCGGGCCTGTTGCGCGGCCAGCGCGGTGCTGACCTGCTCCAGGGCGCCGCGCTGGGTGCGGAATGCGCGCACGTCGCTCTGCTGAGCGTTGAGCTGCTTCAGGCGCTCGCGAGTTGCCTTGAGCGCCCGGGCCGTCGCGTCGCTGCCTTGCATGATGCGACGCAGGGGAGCGGTGGCTCTGTCGATCGCGCTGAGCAGCACGCGCAGCTGCAGGTCATTCGCCATCGGCGGAACTCCGTACCCGGGCGCGTTCGCGCCATTCCATCAGTTCGGTGAGCGAGAGCCGGTCCATATGGTCCGGCGCCCAGTGAAACGTCACGGCCAGGTCGGCCATGGCGTTTTCTACGCGATCAGGGAGGCTGCCGCCTTCGCCCGCTTCTGCAGCAAAAAACCGGCGATCACCTGGCCGCAGGCGAGCAGGTCAGCCGGGTCCATGCCGGCGGCCTCGGGCTCGGTGATGGTCGGCTGGCTGATGCGCGGCAGGATTTTCATGGTCGCAGCCA